AATAAAAAGAATTGTAGAAGCGTCATTAATTATTATTGGGATTTTCCATAAATGGATCATAAAAATATAAAATTGGTTCAAATAGATGGAAAGCTTCCTAACTTAGCTTTGATGAAGTTGAGTGCCTTTTTCAAAAATCAAGGTCACAATGTATTTTTTACAAGGGCAGTAAATCCGACATTATTCGAACCGAAATTTGATATGGTTATGGCTTCATCAATTTTTCAGTTTAGTAAACATAGGATAGAAAAACTTTTACTCAATTATCCAAACGCAATCGTAGGTGGAACAGGAACGCCAAATTGGAAACTCAAAATTGAAGACTATATCGGTGAAAGCACCGAACTAGATTACAGTTTTTATCCAAATTATGAATTTAGTTTAGGCTTTACTCAGAGGGGATGTCGTTTGAAATGTAAGTTTTGTGTCGTTCCTACGAAAGAAGGTAAAAATCATGAAGTAAATAGTGTTTACGATATATGGCGAGGTGATGGGCATCCTAGAAAACTGCATTTATTAGACAATGATTTTTTTGGACAACCCGAAGAAAGTTGGAAACAAAGAGTTAAAGAGATACAAGAGGGCGGTTTCAAAGTGTGTTTTAATCAAGGTATAAATATAAGATTAATAGATGAAGTTGTTGCCGAAAACTTAGCTACTCTTGATTTTAGAGACGATTCATTTTCAACAAAAAGAATTTACACCGCATGGGATAATATTGGAGATGAAAACCGATTTTTTAGGGGTGTTAATTTATTGTGCGATAACGGAATAAAGCCTAATCAAATTATGGCTTATATGCTTATTGGATATGATAGGCGAGAAACTTGGGATCGTATTTGGTACAGGTTTAACAAAATGGTTGATTTTGGGGTTTTGCCTTATCCTATGGTTTATGACCCATTACAGCAAAGAAAAGACTTAAAGCAGTTCCAAAGATACGTTGTAAGGCAATATTACAGGCACAAAACATGGGATGAATATTTAGATTATTATCACTCATCAAAAATTAATTACAATAATGATAACCAAATGGAGTTAAGTATATGAATAATGATTACGAAAAAATATTTGCACTCAAGCCTATAGAAAGAGATATTGCACAACGCAACACTAGGGTATTCAAAAAGAAAACAGTAGAATTAATGAAAAAACTTGCGGATAAACAAAGAAAAGAAAACAAGAAAAAACTTTAAAAACAAATAATTTATTGATAAATCTAATTTGTGGCATTAGTCGACATAGTTAAGGACTGTTTGTTGTAGCAGTACAATGATTAGTGGTTGAACCTTGAGAAGCTATGCCACACCACCTTACTATAGGGTAAAAATAGGATGGCAAGACCAAAGAAGTACAACATAGACACAAAACAGTTACAAAAATTAGCGTCTTTAGGTTGTACAAATAAAGAAATGGCTGATTTCTTTGGGTGTTCACCAGACCTTTTAGAAAAGAGTTATTCGGTTTTTCTGACAAAAGGAAGGGCAGAGCAACGAATTAGACTTAGACAGCTTCAATGGAAGTCCGCAGAAAAGGGCAACGTGACTATGCAGATATTCTTAGGAAAGAATATGTTAGGTCAGCAAGATAAGATAGAAGAAACAGAGTTAGATGAACCGCTAGTGTGGTCAGCGGATTAATGCCACTAACATCACCACAAAAAAAAGTTATCAAAGATGACTCACGATTTAGGGTTCTAATTACTGGTCGTAGGTTTGGTAAAACATATCTAGCAATAAATGAATTAGCTAAGTTTGCGAGTCAGCCTAATAAAAAGGTCTGGTATGTTGCACCTAGCTATAGACAAGCTAAAGCGATCTGTTGGGGTGTTCTCAAAGAAAAGATGATACAGCACAAGTGGGTAAAGAGCATCAACCACAGTGATTTAACTATTACACTTAAGAATAATAGCCAGATTACACTTAGGGGAAGCGATAACGAAAATTCACTAAGAGGCGTTGGGCTTCACGGATTAGTGATGGACGAGTTCGCAGACATCAGCAAAGAAACATGGTTTGAGGTGCTAAGACCTACATTGTCAGACACAAAAGGACACGCTTTATTCTGTGGCAGTCCTAGAGGATTTGGGAACTGGTCTTACGAGTTATACAAGATGGGTGAAACAAATAAAGACTGGAAAAGCTTTCAATACACCACACTAGAGGGCGAACAGGTATCAGAGGACGAAATCGAACAAGCAAAGCAAGACCTAGACCTTAGAACCTTTCAACAGGAATATGAAGCTACATTCGTTAATTATTCTGGAATGATTTACTACAACTTCAGTAGAGATAAAAATATAGTAGAGAAGTACAACAAGAACACAGGAATATTACATATAGGTTTAGACTTCAATGTTGACCCTATGAGTGCGGTTATATGCGTTATAGAAAATGATAGAATTTTTATGATAGATGAGATACAAATATATAGTAGCAATACGAATGAAATATGTGATGAGATTAGAACCAGATTTAAGAATGTTCAAATAGTGGTTTACCCAGACCCAAGTGCTAGGCAAAGAAAAACGTCAGCAGGTGGTTTAACTGATTTAGCTATTTTGAAAAATAATGGTTTTGATGTAAGATGTCGAAGTACAGCACCTTTGGTAAGGGATAGGATAAACGCAGTAAATTCTAAGTTAAAGAATGTAAATGGTAAAAATAGTTTATTTATTGTCAAGTCCTGTAAAAATGCGATCAAAAGCATAGAACGTCAAATATATAAGGAAGGTACGCACATTCCTGACAAAGATAGTGGCTACGATCATATGAATGATGCTCTAGGTTACTTAGTAGAGTATAATTTTCCACTTAAAAGGAATTTTGCACCAAGCCAACCTAAAAGGTGGAGTTGATGAACAGGGATACACTTACAAGCAAACACGATCTTTGGAACGCTAATATTTCTAATTGGGAGTTTTATATTCGTAGCTATTTGGGTGGTAATGATTATAAAAACGGATATTACCTGCACCGCTATGTTTTAGAGTCACCAGAAGAATATGACGCAAGAATAAGACACACCCCTGTTGATAACCACTGTAAAAACGTTGTACAGATATACACAAGTTTTCTTTGGAGAGTGCCACCAACAAGAGATTATGGGTCATTAGATGGCGATGAGCAGTTAAGTTCGTTTTTAGTCGATGCGGATTTAGATGGTAGAAACTTTAATACTGTAATGCGTGAAGTACAAATGAACGCTAGTATTTATGGTAATTGTTGGGTCATTGTCGATAAGCCACAGTCAAACGCTAAGACAAGAGCAGAAGAACTAGCACAGGATATCAGACCCTATGTCAGCATTTACACCCCAGAAAACGTTGTAAACTGGAATTACAGGCGGTCAGCAAGTGGAAGGTTCTATCTTGATATGTTGATGGTTGTTGAGGACATAAACGCAGACAGAGCAATAATTAAAGTATTCACAGAAGAAACTATAAGCACCTATGAGGTTGAGGATTATTCAGAAGAATACACAGAAGGCGATGCACGACTATTAGAAGAAGTACCCAACCCAATAGGAACAATCCCTGCTGTAAATGTCTATAATCTAAGGGGTGCTAAAAGACCAATAGGGATTAGTGACCTTGCTGATGTTGCCTATTTACAACAATCTATCTACAACGACTATTCAGAAAAAGAACAGCTAATAAGACTAGCAAACCATCCAAGCCTTGTAAAAACACCTAATGTGGAAGCTAGTGCAGGTGCAGGAGCGATAATAGAGATACCAGAAGACCTAGAAGCAAGTCTTAAGCCTTACATAATACAGCCTAGCGGTCAGAACCTAGATGGTATTATGAAGTGTATTCAAAACAAAGTAGATGCTATTGATAGAATAACGCACATGGGTTCAGTAAGGGCAACAGGCACACAAATAGCTAGTGGTATTGCTCTACAAACAGAATTTCAGTTATTGAACGCCAGACTATCAGAAAAAGCCGATTATCTAGAAAACGCAGAAGAACAGATATGGGGTTTGTTTGCTATGTGGCAAGATAAGCAGTTTGATGGGTCTATAAACTATCCAGACACATTTGATATAAGAGATTGGGCAAATGACCTACAATATTTACAAATGGCTAAAGCTAGTGGTATCAAATCCGAAACATTCAACAAGGAACTAGACAAACAGATCGCACAGGCAGTAATTGACGATAGTGATATGATGCGAACAATAAATGAAGAAATAGACGCTAATAGGACAGTAAGAGGTCAATTTCAAACCACAGAAGTAGAAGGGCAGACAGTTGAAGAAGAAGCGTAAACGTAGGTTAGTTCCGAAAGATAAAAGAACTGGTATTCCTAAAAAATATCTATCTGGTCTAAAAGGTGCAAAAAGAATTGCTAGAGCAAGTTTATTGAAACAGGTAAGTGCTTTATACAAAGCAGGTGCAAGAATACCTAGATCATTACTGAGAAGAAGGAACAGGGCATAATGGCGGTTAGAAGAAGACCTTTATCAGCTAAAACACTTGCAACACTCAGAGCAAAAGCAAAGAAATCTAAATTATTTAATATTACAGATTTAAAAGCTAGTTTCCGTAGAGGTCAAGGTGCTTTTCTTTCGGCAGGGTCAAGACCCAGAATACCTATGAACGCTTGGGCAATGGCTAGAGTCAACAAGCTTATTAGCAAGGGTCGTTCGGGTACATTTGATAAAGATATAATCAGAAGAGCATCAAAGAGAAAAAGAAAGTAAATGGCGAAGTATAGAGGTAAAGACGTTAAACTTAACAAGCCTTTTAGATTATCTACAGAAGAATCTAAGCGTAAAAAGTTTGGGGTTTATGTAAAAAACAAATCTACTGGTAAGATAAACAAAGTTACATTTGGTGCTAGGGGAATGTCTATTAAGAAAAGCATACCTGCAAGGCAAAGGTCATTCTTAGCTAGAATGGGTGGTGTACTCAAAGAGGTCAAAGGTCAGAAATCATTATCACCTGCTTTCTGGTCTATAAAAGCTTGGAAAAAAGACTTTCCCCTATAATGTCAAAGATATTAGATAAATTAGCTGACCAACACGAACAGCGTATTATTGATGTACTCTACAGGCTAGAAGAAGACGTAATCAGAGAAGTTACAAGAGCCACAGGCGGTAAGCTTGTTTCACAAAGACTAGCGATACAACTGCAACCTGCAATTAGAAACCTTATTGAAACAACATTCCTAGACGAAGCCGATACCATAATAAACAAAGAATATAACAAGATTGCAAAAGAGGTCTTAGATACGTTCGGAGAAATGCCCATACCTAAAAAGTTTAAAAGCCTAACCGAAGTAGACCTAACAACCTTGAACGCACTCAAAACTCAGTCCTTTAGTGGCTTTGAAGATATAGCAGAACGATTTCTAAAAGTAATAAATGATGAAGTATACCAAAGCACAATAGCAGGTAGACCATTTGACGATATGGTTACAAATATAAGGTCACACATAAACGGAGTGTATAAGAGGTCAAACACCGCAGAAATAAATGAACTGGTAGACTTTATAAACGAAAATAAATTTGATAGTGCAAAAAAACTACAGGTAGAAGAAGCGGTTAAAAAGCTACATACACAATACGCAAGTGACAGGGCAGGTAATAACCTTAGACGCTATGCAAGTCAGATTGCTCACGATTCAGTAATGCAGTTTCACGGACAGTTTACAGTAGCTAAAGCAAAAGACGCAGGGTTAAAGCATTTTACCTATACAGGAACACTAGTAAGAGATAGTAGACCTTTTTGTCGAGATATGTTAAATAAAACATTAACCGAAAAAGAAATTCGGGATACTTGGAATAATCAAGGGTGGCAAGGCAAGTCCACAGGTGACCCATTTATTGTAAGAGGTGGTTATCGTTGTCGGCACACTTGGATTCCAACTAATCCTGATTGGGATATATAGGAGTTATAAATGGCTGAAGAAACCCAAGTAGAACAGACTACTGAAAAGACGGAAGAAGAACAACCAGTACAGGAAACATCAAGTGAGGTAATATTCACTGAAGATGAAATGAATGAAATCGTTAGAAAACGAATAGCCAAAGAAAGAGGTATTTGGTATAAAAAACTTGGTGTTGATGACTTTGATGTTGCTGTAAAGGCTGTAAGAACACAGAAAGACGCAGAAGAAAAGCAACGTATTCAAAAGGGTGAGTTTGAAGAAATACTCAAAACCAGAACACAAGAGTTCAACAAAGAAAAAGAAAATTTAGAAAGTCAGCTAAAAGATATCAAGATAAATAAGTCGGTGTTATCTTCAGCATCAAGGAATAAAGCCATTAATCCAGATCAAGTTGTTGAGTTGTTAAAAAACAATATTCAACTTAATGAAAGTGGTAACGTAGAAATACTTGATAAAAATGGAGTGACGAGGTACAATAAGTCGGGTGAACTTTTGACCACAGACGAATTAGTGCAAGAGTTTCTTACACAAAACCCTCACTTTGTCAGTGCAACCCCAAGTGGGTCTGGCTCAGTGTCAAATGTGGATAGGCAAGAACTCAATAAGCCTTTAAATCTGAGTGATTTAGATATGAACAATCCAGAGGACAGAAAGAAGTATGCTGAATATCGAAAGCAACGGAACTCTAAACCCTATGTGATTAATTCAAACCCTTAATTTGTTTTATTTAAAGGAGTAAACAATGGCAAATGAAACAACCAGTAGCACCATTTCGGAACTCTACACCGAAATCGTAGCCGAAGCATTGTTTGTGGCAAGCGAACAGTCAATAATGAGAAACCTCGTAAGAAACTACACTATAACAGGCGGTGGTAAGGCGGTAGAAGTGCCAGTATACGCCACAGTGTCAGCCAGTGCAGTTAGTGAAGCTTCTGACCTATCCAATACAGCGGTGAACCCATCTTCTGTAACTATTACAGCTAGTGAAGTCGGTGTAATGACCACACTAACCGATCTTGCTAGAAACTCAGCATCACGAAACGTTGCAGGGGATATCGGAAGATTATTTGGTGAAGCGATTGCAAGAAAAGTGGATGCAGACCTATCAGCATTATTCACAGGCTTTTCTACAGAAAAAGCAGGTGGAGCAGGTCAAGAACTCACAGTGCAAGATATCTTTGAAGCAAGTGCGGAACTAAGAACAGCAAACGCACCTGCACCATATTACGGAGTCTTTCACCCAAAGCAGATATTCAATGTTAAAAAGTCTTTAACAAACACATTTGTGGGTAGAGATACCGAACTGTCAAACGAAGCCATGAGAAGCGGTTTTGTAGGAACTATTGCAGGGGTTCAAATCTTTGAATCTTCCAATATTTCTGTAGATGGTTCTGATGACTCTATCGGTGGTGTATTCTCTCAAGACGCTCTTGCCCTTGCTATGATGCAAGACCTAAAGCTTGAGACTCAAAGAGATGCTTCATTAAGAGCAGATGAAATTGTTGCTACTGCCGTTTATGGAGTTAGTGAAATCCATGATAGTTATGGGGTTAAGTTAACTGCTGACACACTAGCTACATAAAAACTATGGGGGTGGGAAACTACCCCCTTTTTTTAAGGGATTAGAATCATGGAAATGGTAAAGCTTGTAAAAGGCGATAGGGTAATAAAAAGACCTAAAGTCGATTACGAAAACAATACTAAGATTTGGGGTATACGAGGGTGGAAGCTTGACGAAGGTAAACCGAAAGTAGAACCAAAAGTAGAAGAAGCACCAAAGCCAAAGAAAACAACAAAGAAAGCTGAATAATGGCTACCACTTTATTTAGTGTTGCTCATAGTGATTTACAAAAGATACAGCCAGACATACTAGGGTTTGGGATTACGGATTTTGAAAATCAAATGCAGTTTGCGGAAAACGATGTTTTAAGACGCATAAGAGAAGAATGGTGGGAAAGATACAGGCACACAGTACGCTATAAGGACATAACAAAGGTAACATCGGTAGAAATGACCAATAGCAAACTTACCAACTCACAATGGATACAATCGGTTGTTTATCTGACCTTGTGGAAATACATATACCCACAATTAACGAAATGGCGTGACCCCGACACAGGGGAAGGAAAAGATACCTTTCAAGTTCAGATAGATTTCTACAGGGATAGATATGAAGAAGAATTTCAAGCTATTCTTAGGGATGGGGTTGAATATGATGAAGATGGTGGTGGTACAGTATCCGACTCAGAGAAAGAACCCATTCATTATTTGAGATTAGTACGCTAATGGCAGTTGATGTAAAAGTTGACGTTAATTCGATTGCTGTTACAAACCTTTTGAAAAACATAGGTAGAAAACAAAAGGCGGTCATACAGAAATCACTAAATAGGGTTTCTAATATGGCGGTTCTAATGATTACCAAGCGTACACAGTCGGGCAAGCTTCCCGATGGTGGGCAAATGAGAGCATACGCTAAAGGCACAGTAAGAAGCCGAAAGAAAAGGGGTAGACAGACAGGTTTCGTAGACCTTACGGACACTGGTAAGATGTTTCGTAGCTTAGACTTTAAAACAAGCGGTATGAAAAGCACGTTATTCTTCTCAAACATGGAAAGAGCAAAAATAGCCAGTTATCACGACACATTTGGGGTAGGTAAAAGACGTATTACAAGACCATTCTTTGCAATAGGCAATAAAGAAGAAGATAAGCTAAAAGCAGAGTTTGCGAGTTTTTATTTCAAAGAAATGCGATTATGAGCAAAAGAGAAAACATAGCGAGTGACATAATTACTAAGCTAGATGCGGTCACAAGTCCTATTGAGTTCAAAAAGATTACAAGAGAACCCTTTGAGGTAGAAGAACTAAGTGATGCTCAATTCCCTGCTATGTTTATTCAGTCTGGTGACGAGACAAGGGAAGTATCAAGCATAGGTGATACAGGTGCAGGGTCTTATAGGGGAACGATAGACTTTCTCATTGTGGCTTTTGGCAAGGGTACTAATACCAATATAGACACAGTACGCAACCAGATAATAGAAGTTGTTGAAGAAACGTTAGATAATGATATAACTAGAAATGGTAATGCTATTGATACTCAGATTATTGAAGCATCTACGGACGAGGGTACAATATATCCTTATGGCGGTGTACGAATTACAGCAAGGGTTTTATATGAATTTACAAGAGGGAGTGCATAATGGCTAAAAATGTGACTATGAAAAAAGGCGAAAGTATTATAAAATGTGTTGAAGATCATGTAGAGCATTTTGAAAAAAATGGTTATAAGATACATGAAGAAAAGGCGGTTTCTAAAAAAGCCGAAAAACCTAAAGAAGAAAAGGAGTAAATAAATGGCTACACATCACGGGAAAGAAGGAGTTGTAACTATTGGTGGTACTACGTTAGGTAATGCTACAGGGTTCACAGTAGATACTACGCACGATGTTGTTGAGGATACAGCGTTAGGTAGTTCTATGAAATCTTATTTAGTTGGTAGAGGTACTTATACTTTTACTATTGATATGAACTTTGATGAAACCGATACTGGTCAAACAACTTTGGTGCAAGGTTCAGAACTCACGTTTGCGTTCTTGCCAGAGGGTAATGCTTCTGGAGATAGAAAGTTTTCTGGTAGTGGAATTGTAACTGGAATGTCTGTTGGTGTTACCTTAGATGGTGTGACAACTAGAACTGTATCAGGTCAAGGTAATGGTGGGTTGACCATCGGAACAGTCTAAAATGTCAGATCAAAAGATTGATTACTTTGATGGCATACGAGACCATTTTAGTCAGCTAGACACACAGATTATAGAAGTTCCAGAGTGGGGTTTGACAGGCGATAAAGCTATTCATACCAAACCTTTTAATATGCTTGAGAAACAAAAGATATTTAAGGGTGCTACGAATACTGATTTGCTTGTACTCATTGACGTTATCATTGAAAAAGCCTTAACGAAAGATGGCGAAAAGATGTTCAATGCACAGCACATTCTTGCCTTTAAAACAAAAGCTGACACAAATGTAATTGCAGACGTTGCCACAAAGATTATGGGTACTGGTAATGAAGATATTGAGGATTATAAAAAAAACTAAAGAATGATGCAGAACTTCATAACATCTTTGGTTTAGCCGAAAAGCTTCACAAAACAGTTTCCGAAATCTTGCAAATGTCTGTTGAGGAGTTTAATATGTGGATTGCCTACTTTCAAATCCAACATGAAGAGAGAGAACGACAACACCGACTAGCAAAGGCAAGTAAATAGTGGCAACAAAACAAGTAAATATAGACATCATAGCGAAGGATAAAACCCGACAAGCTATGCGGTCAGCCACAGGAAGCGTAGATAGACTCAAAAACTCTGTATTCAATTTAAGAAATGCCCTTGTGGGTATAGGTGGAGGTGTGGCTATCAAGTCATTCGTGGACGTTGGTAGGCAAGTTGAATCCTTACAAATCAGACTTAAATTTTTATTCGGTAGTGTTGAAGAAGGTGCAAAAGCTTTTGATGTTATGTCAAAGTTTGCATCTAAAGTTCCTTTCAGCCTAGAGCAAATACAAGCAGGAGCAGGAAATCTAGCTGTTGTTGCTAAAGATGCAGAAGAACTATCTAGGGTCTTAGAAATAACAGGCAATGTTGCAAGTGTAACAGGATTAGACTTTCAAACTACTGCGGAGCAGATACAGCGTTCACTATCGGCAGGTATCGCAAGTGCGGATATATTTAGAGAAAGAGGGGTTAGAGATTTATTAGGGTTCAAGGCAGGTGCTACAGTAACCGCAGAAGAAACAGCCGAAGCCTTTGAAAGAGTGTTTGGACAAGGGGGAAGGTTTGCAGGTGCAACGGATGACCTAGCACAAACCTTAACAGGTACACTATCAATGCTTGGTGATAAGTTATTTAACTTTCAAAAGAATGTAGCAGAAGGATTTTTAGTAGGACTTAAAAAAGAGTTTGGTGCATTAGATGAATTTTTTCAAAACAATCAAGAGCAAATTGATAAAGTAGCAACATCAATAGGAATAGGGTTATCAAATGCAGTTATAGGATTTGGAAAAGCGGTAGAATTTGTAGCAGACAATTTCAAGACACTTAAAGCACTAGTAGCAGGTTTCATTGCTTTTAAACTAGTCGGGGTGGTTATAAAACTTGCTTCAGCGTTTCGGAAAGTATTTATTACATTGACAGGAATAACAGCGTTATCAGGAGCAAAAGGATTAACGCTTATTGCAGGTGCTATAGGTGCTATGACAACCGCATCAATGCTACTTCCAGACCCCTTAATAAAAGCAGAAGAAGCACTCAAAAAATTAACACGAAAAGAATTAGAAAGAGATATCAATAGAACACTATATGCAATTCAACAACTTGAACTAAAAAATAGAGACCTTAATAAAACACTTAATATGGAGGGAATAAGACCAGATTTTGGTAAAAATGTAAGAGATACTTTTACAAAAAATAATGAAGTGATTCAAAAAAATTTAGACCTATCTAAAGAAATACCCCCCATTTATGAGGGTATTATTAACCAGTTTTCAGCAAACGAGCAAAAAATTACAGAACTAAACGAAAAGTATCTTTTATTAGTCCAAACACAAAATGCACTTAAAGAAAGTTCAAAAGAAACATTTGAAGCGTTTGGACAAGCACCTCATGCTATGGGTGGAAAGATTGTAGAAGCATCTAAAAATAGAGTAAAAGCAATCAAAGAAGAAAAAAAAGCGGTAATGGATTTAGCGGATGCGATGGATGGTGCAAGACAAGCGGTTTTTGATGCTCTAGACTTTCAAGATACAGGTCTTTTCTCTAATTTTTCTAAAGGGTTCAAAGAGGTTGCGGATTCACAAAAGGCAATGTTTGAGCAAATGCGTGACATAGGTGCATCAACATTTGATAGATTGAAAAATTCACTCACAGACTTTGTAATGACAGGTAAACTAAGTTTTCAAGATTTAGGTACTTTCGTTATTCGGTCAATGGTCGATATGCTTGTAGGACAAGCAATAAAAAGTGCTTTAGATGGGTCACTTGCTATGTTCAAGGCAAGTTCTATCAAGAAAGCCATGATTAGCTTGTACGAGGGTGCGATGAAGACTTTTGCTTCTATACCCTTTCCTTTCAATGTTGTTGCTGTAGGCGGTGCGTTAGCCTTTGGAGCAGGGATAGTAAATAAGATTAGAGGGTTTGAAAAAGGTGGTAGACCACCAGTGGGTCAACCAAGTATTGTTGGTGAAAAAGGTGCAGAACTCTTTGTGCCAGACCAAGCAGGAACAGTAGTACCCAATGACAAACTAGGCATGGGTAAAAACGTCACTGTAAATTTCAATATAAATACTGTAGATGCTAGAGGGTTCAATGAATTGTTAGTAAATAGCAGGGGTGTAATCGTAAATCTTATTAACAGTGCTATGAATGAAAAGGGTAGAATGGCAGTGATATGAGTGGAGCATTACCAAAAACAAATTTCACCGCAATCAATATAAAGAGCAATCAAAAGACTCTTTTTAGTGAAACCGATAGCGGAAAGACATTTAGAAGACAAGTGCAAGGTCAAAGATTTAGTTTTACTTTATCATATCCTCCCATGACTAGATCAGACTTTGCACCTGTGATGGCTTTTATAATGAAGCAGAGAAACAGGAAAGAAAATTTTACAGTAAGCTTCCCAAGCTATCTAAACGCACAGGGCAACGAA